AGAACCTGTTGATTCAACAGCACCATTCCATTTTTTGGCGTTCTGTGCCTGGAATGATGCTGTAGAGACAGCAGGATCTCTGGTCTCTCCCAGCGTCAATATGCTGTTTGTTGTTGTGCGGGGGGTCTCCTCTAACCTCTAGTCCTTACCACCAGGGTACAGCTTCCCCTGGTGTTGGGCCCCGCTGCTGCGTTGTGTCTTGGGAGGGGTCTCCTCTAACCACTAGTCTGCTACCCCATGCGTACAGCTTCCATGGTTTGCAGCCTCCCGGGTTTTTACATCCCCACGATGGAGCTACAGGCAGCACGGCTTGCTCGAACCGTGGCTTTCGGCCTGACTTCATTTTACGTCCTTGGACGGGGCTCACAGGCAGCATAGCTCTTACCGTGCTATGGCTTAATCCGGCCTGACTTCTTGCCTTGTTTGATTTTTTATTTTCCTTTATTTTGTGAATGAGTTGGCTTACCAGAGTGCCCCTTCGGGATCACTCTCGTTTTTGAATCTCTTCATTGATGTCATGAAGTCTAGATAATTCTCATTCCCAATGAGCCTTCTCACTTGGTTTATGGCCACTTGTATGTTGGTGGCCCAGGTGGCTCGTGCTGTTAAGCCTATTAGGGAACCACACCATTGATCTTCCCTTTTTCCTAGGTATGGAACGTCTTCCCAACTGGACACATGAGTCTTGTCCTCCATCCATGGGTTTTCCTCTATCCAAACCCTATTCCACACTGACAACATGTCTTCTGTTGTCATCCATTGATGGTGGGCATGGATCGACCAGGTGGTGCGGCTGGTTGGGACCCAATCAACTGGAACGGCTGAACAGATAGCATTAGCCGCTAATCTCAAGTCTCTCCTGTGGAAGTACATCAGCTGCCACATTTGTGCATATGACTTGCCTAGGCATGCAGTTTCTCTCAAGCTCCATCCGGCGCCTTGTGATACTCTGGCCCTACCTACAAGTTCATCTTGGTTGCGGCATGGCACCACTATCTCCCTCCCATCCTTCATAATCAGCTGGTGGAAATGGTGTGAACAGAAAGGCACTTGTTGCCAATCATTCCATCCTTTTGAAGGTTCCCATTGCGGTATGTCTTTTCTTACCTTTCCCATGTCATTCAAAGCTGTTAAGGCTGTTGCAAATCTGTCATCGATTGGTTTCACCACACAGTCATCTCCACTGATTGCCATTCTTTTCAGCCTCTCGGTGCCATGTTTTTTCAACCAGTCGAGGACTCTTTCGGCTAGATTTGGGGTTTCCAATTCGCTGGGTGAAAAGATTCCCTCAGACTCCATTTGTCTTATTAGTTGGGCCTCCATGTTGGTGAAGGTGTTTAAGCCATAGGTTCCAACCTGTCCACTTCCTCTCTGGTCACGTCTGGATATGACATCCATCACGGTTCCATTTTTCGCTGGTCTCTGCACCCTTACTACCTTGTTTTGGTAGGTTAGCTTAAAGATTGACGTGGCCAATAGGGCATGTTCAGGTTCCATGATGTCAGTGATTTTGGCCTCATTCTGAAGATCATCCTCTGTTATTCTTGTGTCCCATCCGGCTGTGTCATCTGCATACATATTTCCCCCTGGAATCTTTGATATGTCTCTGAGTATGTATCCAAGTTTGTGGAGTCCTTCTCCTTCCACTCCACTGAGTGAATTCTCTCTGCTGAACCAGTGATCTTCATTCATGAAACCAAGGGCTTCAAACTCTAAAAAGCGCGCTCCCAACCACATGTACCATATTGCGCGACTTCCTTTTGCCTTTCCGAACTCTCCTAATTTTTTCTCTCTCTTTCCCATCATGTTGTAGACACACGTGGCACATTTTCCTTGTTTATGAAGCTCCCTCTCTCTGTGCACAAGGTCCCAGAACCGTTCATCTTCCACTGCCTCTTTTGCTGAGTTCCATTGATTTTCATCAACGAACACTGCTCCAATAGCTGCGTTTGACCTGACTTTTCTTGTGAACTCCTCTCTTGTGCAGATTCTGGGTTTTTTGTTTCTAGAGAGAAAACCCCATAACCACCTGGCTGTCACCTCCATAATTTGTGCTGTGCCTCGTTTCGCTTTTGGTGTACGCGTGTCAACTTTCTCTTTAAACACCCTCTGTTGTCCAAAGGGTGTGGTGTCAGTCATGGCTATTTGTGTGACCATGGGAATGACATCCCATGGTTTGGTTAGCAGTCTCACCACACCATTGACCATGGATGAGGCTGATCCTGATGGCTTGACCTCATATGATCCATGATAGGCCCATGTTTTGTATGGATTGTCCTCATCATAATGCCATGTTGATTTGTGTTCATTTTTTATATTCTCTATCCTCTGGCCAATGATATCTAGGTTGGCCACCTCTGGTTCTACTGCCACATGTCTTGTTCCAGCGCCTAAGTCCACGTCTCTTTCATATGTTGGCTTCCTGTGAGCCATTGTGAATCGATTTAGCAGCATTCTAGATGTCATGTTTACTGCTGACACAATGTTTCCTGTTCCACATGAAACCCAGTACATTTCATGAGTGGAGTTTCTTGAGAGTGGATTTCGCACTAGCATTCCTCCATGTTTTCTTTGCATTTGCTCCAAAGTTTCTACCACACTCGGCATATAGGGATTTAGAATTTTTATGCAAAATTGGTTTCCTCTGAGCCATGGTTCCACCATCTTTAGAACACGTAACGTTCTTCCTTCTTCTATAGTTGGGTTCGGAGAGGACTCACCAATATCACACAAGAGGGTGTCACATTTCTCAGGTGGTGTAAAGAATACATCTTTCCCGGAGTATAGCTTTACTAGGTTCCATCCATAGGTTGCCATTGGGATTGGTTCCTCATGTCCAGGTCCTCCTTTCGTGTATCCTTTCACTTCTGTGACTTTCTTCAGCCCAGCGCAATAATATGACCAGCCACCTCTTCCACAACCGAGGTCTATGACTTTCCCTTCTGGTTTCACAAGGTTCCTCTCCACAAACCACCTCAGTTTGGCCGTTCCTCTCGACACTGCGTGTTTAGTCGTTTCTCCTCTTTTTAACCCCTCTTTGGCTTCAGATCTATCCACCTCTATAATCCCACTCCTTTTGTAAGTGTTGAATTCTGACTTGCTCAATTGGTTTAGCTGTCTTTTCCATTTTTCTCCCAGTGTTTCCCCTTGGGCTCCCGTGCCTCTCCTACCTCCTCCTAGAGATTTCATTAATGAAAAGGCCAGACCTGCTCCTGCTAGATAACTTCCCCTAAAAATGTTTGCCATGGACACCGCTATCGTGGTGTTCCAGAATTTTCCTGGAGATCCCTCCCAAAGCGTAGTCAGAGGTCCAGTGGCTAGTGTGATGGATTCACACAAGGCCCATGTGGTCCGCATCAGGAGGATCTGTGATGTGCAAAGTATCAACAACATTATTTGGCCTAGCTGTTTTTCAAATTTTGCATCGTAAACCACAGGGTCCAAATCTATTGCAACGATCCCGTCGACAGTTGGGTTTTTCATTATTCCGGCTGCTGTCCTTTTTTGAGCTTCTCTAGTAGCTTTTGCTTGCAGTCCGGGTCCAATTATGGCATAATGAGCCACTAGCATCAATACCGCCGCTGTCAGCGTCAGCGGGTTCACCTGAGAATAGCACCCCAAGGCGAGAAGTGGAACTCCTATGTCCATCTTTGATATTGGCCATCCCTTGTCAAGTCCCATCAATATAGCTGCCTGGTTTGCAATAGCTGTCAGGGAAATATTTGCCGTTGTGTTTTCAATTGTGTGTCTCATCATGGGAGTGATAATTGTTGTGGCCACTGCATAGAGAGTCCAGGCTGAAGCTGGATGTAGGTCTACGTCCAGCATTGCAGCATGATGGTGGTTTTCAGCAGCTGCATGACCAATCCCCAGGTCCTTCTTTGTGGTTTCCAGTAATCCCATCTCATTGGCTGCCACTGTCAATATCATGAATAACAGACCTATCACCACGTATGCTAGCTGGTTGTCTTGTGGAGTGCGCTGTCTGTCCGGCTCTGGAATAAGCAACACCATCAGAAAGAACTCCAGTATGATAGAGGCCGCTATCCAATGGGGTTCCACACTGGCCATCCATAACAGTGCACTTGAGGCAATCACGCAGAGTAGGCCAATGGATGTTTTTCCTAGACCCCTTCCTGATAGGAAGAACAACGTCACTCCACCAGTCAGCACAGCTATCAAAGCTAGGAGCATTAACGTTTCTATGGTGTCTGGTAGTTCTTCCATGGCGTGTCTATAGGCTTTTCCTCCTTGTTCAGAGTTGTGCAACATAACCAGATTGTCCAAGGCGTTCTGGGCCCTTTGCGTTAAATGTTGTGGAAGTTTCCCTATTTCTAATATTAGGTCACCTGAGACGCTTCTTCTTCCTGCTGCGAACTCTTTGAATTCGCGCAGAGCCAGTGGGTCAGAGTATGTTCTGGCATCCAGCCAGCGGGGTCGTAGTTTCTTTCTTTCTCCTTCTTTTGTCCAGATCTCCACGTCCATGTTCTCCTCCAACACCTGGTTGTTCCTTTCCCCATCAAAGCACCACCTTCTGTCGGAGTACTGGAAGCCTTCTGAGGCAACTTTGTAGGATAGCCAGACAGGTAGATCTCCTCTTCTCATGAGCTCCACGAACGTTTTCCTCGCTTCACCCCGTAGTCTGTATTCCCCGTCTATTGCTGCACTCTTTTCTCTCTCCGGCTCAAAGAGGGCTGGGATAATCCCTTCTGGTGTGTTTATGTTGTCAAGGAGCATTTTTGCTTCTGTCCAATGGGCGTGGTCCTCATCATTGTTTAGAGGCTGTCCCATGTAAATATACTGATCGCCTTCCTTATTTTGGTTCCTTCCAATTCTTCCTCTCCTCTGGGCGGCGCTAGCCACAGTCACTGGCATCGGTCCGGCTAGAATGACACGCTCTGGGCCATCTTTTAGTATTACCGGTTTCAGGCACCGCCTCGGGTCTATTACCCTGTCGGCTCGGAAGTTTGCTCCCATTTCGGATATGTCTGTTGTGACAACATAGTCCCAGTCGTTATTTTTTGTTTTCTGGTACTCAGTGTCAAAAGTTTTTCTGCTCAATTGGACCACCCGTTTCCCATTCTTTCTTAAACAGTTGGCAATGTCATTTCCTGATTTGATGCTTGGAACAAACCAGACTGTTTTACCTGGGAAATCAGTGATCCAGTCATAGCCTGAGTTCCATGATCTTTCAGGAATGTCTCTTTCCTCATCTTGGATAACTGCATTGCTCTGTGGAAAGGCCTCCACCGATCCGGGGGGAGTGGCTGTCATGAAAATCGCAGCTGCTTCACCCATACCCACTCGGGTTGAGATATACCCTCTGGCTGCTATGCTGGCTGGATCGGTAAAATGTGCTTCATCCATGATAATCATATTATAATTGGGAACTCTCACAGGAGACAGGAGACGCATAGTGAAAGTGGCGTGACACATAAGGTCAACTATCTCCTTTCCCGTGTGTTCACTCTTCACTGCTGTTGTCTGATACCTTATTGGCATTCCCTTGAGCGCCTCTGCCATTTCAGAAGCGACAACTCTTGTGGGAGCTAAGACTAGCGTGCGCAGCTTTCTTTTTATGGCCTCACGGACTATGGCTGGAAGGTATCTTCTTGTTTTTCCCGATCCTGGATGTAGGTCCATTATTGTTAAGTTTCTTTTCCTAAACACCTCGTCCTCAATCTCTGGTAGAGGCCCTTCTTGTGATGCTTTAGCTTGAGCTATGGCACTGACGTAGGTACCACTTGTTGTCACCACTCCATTTCCATAAAGACCTACTATTTTTCCCTCTCTGTTCACGATAGGAGATCCAGATGTGCCGGGTTTAAAGTCTAGAGCTATGGCTCCAACTTCGCCTTCAGGGGTCTTGAAGGTACCCGGCGCTGTCTGTACATTTTTGGGGTTCTTCCCCGGTTCAACAGCAATCACCTGCACTTCTTCTCCCGCGTTCCAGGATCCTTGAAACCTCCAACCTCCTCCATATGAGATCAAGTCTTTTTTGACACTGGCCCAACTTGGTTCCAGTCTCTTCCCTTGGTACATGAGGACAGCTCCCCTGGTGACGTGCCACATTGTGTGGAACACGCCTTCTTGAAAAACTCCTACTCCTACTTGAGACCTGCCCAACAATCCTCTTTGGAGAATTCTATAAATGCCATCATCAAGGACTGCTCTTTCCACTTCTGGAGGGCTGGGTGTGTCCCATAGCACTCCTGATCTCTGTTTCTTTTTCTGCCAAAAATACCACACAAAGAGGGTCGCCGGTATTGACATTGGGTATACCCCTGAGATTGCTAGCAGAGTTGCTTTGAGGAGAATGGTGAGTGTGTCATCTCTCTCTTCATCCTTTATCTTCATGGTTCCATCATCTTGGACCTCCACTAGTATGTTGTGTGAGGCACCAGAGTGTTCTGCTTCTTCTTCCCAGGAGACCTCAGCCGCTTTCTCCAGTGATAAATCGGCCGAGCTTCCAGATATGACATAACATGCTATTAGCATGCCTCCAGCTATTAGTGGGCCAGCTAGTGGCACATCATTCTTGAGAAGTGAACTTAGAAGAATGCTAACTATTCCAACAGCCATAATTCCTTCATTGAGAGGCCAGCTTTTCCTTCCCCAGATTTTGTTTTCTGTTATAAGAAACATGGTTAGTGGTTTGCATCCAAGAGATCCCAGCAACACCGGAAGCCATGTTGTTTTTTGAGAAGTCGTGGACAGGCATAAAGGGAAGAGAGATACAATTGACAGTATCATAGCCATTGTCTTCCATGCATAGTGCAATGAAAAAGTTGTTTTGACAAATGTTAAAGACAGCAAGGTAGCCCATAGCTGATGTGACTGAAAATCAGTCAGTAATTTCAACATCATGATGCCCATTGCAAGTCCATCCCCTAGCTCCTCTAAGGAATTTGGTAGTTCTACAGATGCCACCAGACTCAATCCAACTGTAAGAAGAAGAACTTCTCTAGATGTTAATCTGCGAAACAGTAGCCCGACTGCGAACATTGGTCTCATTCTGAAAGTGGCCATCAAAGCTAGGTACGTTGTTCCCATCCCCATCTTGTCTGAAGCGTTGGCTCCAACCATGATACATAGCCTGATCAGATCATTCCATGTCAATTGTCCCATTGTGAGAAGGAGGAACACAGCCAATGTTCCAGTCATCAGCATTTTTCTGCTCCATCTGGATCTCATTACCTCTTCGATCATTATTGATATGCATAGCAGTCCTAGTGAAAAACTGTCCACTTCTCCTGACCCTGCAGAGACCATTGACTTAACTAGGTTCTCTTCCTTCTCCTTGACTGGTCTGATTTCCATGCCGTACCAGCACCCGTCTTCTCCTTTGAAACGTAGGGGGGGTAACGTGCAAGATCTACAGCACCATTCATGGATTGTCTTTCCTGTGACTGTTGTGGTTCTAAGAGATGGTCCTCGATTTCCACAATGTTCATCCACAACAACAGTGGTACCTTCACATAAATCAAAATCTAGTTCTAACTTGCCCAAGTGCCACGGCCCTGCTGTTTGTGTGAAATATCCTGGTCTGTAGTTGTGCTGAGATATTGGTCCTCCATATATCTTTGGGATTATCATCTCACTTTCCAGGACTCCATTGCTCCATAGAGTGTGGGATTTTGGCCAGATGCATGTCTTAACTTCTATGAAGGAGGCTCTTGCCAACTTCCAAGTCTCGTTCTTTTCACTTTCTATCCAGTACCCCATGTCAGCATGGACTGCTTTGCTATCCTTGATGGCAGCTGACATTAGCCGGTGGTCACACACTTGAGTGTAGGAGTCACGCAATTTCAACCATATGTTTGTCGTGAAAATTCCAAATCCATAGTCTTCAACTTCCCAAATGTTCCATGCTCTTTGGTTATCAGGGCATTCTGGGGTGTTTGGGCCGTCGATGATGAAGGTGGTATTCTGTACATCTGCTCCTATGATTTTGGCTTTTCCCCAGCTTTTCCACGAGTATTTGTGTTCCATGGGTTGTGGCCTAATCATTTTCTTTCCTTGGGCCAAGATTCCACTAACGTCTCCTACGACCACTGTAAATTTCATGTCATTTTCAAGTAAGATGTGGTTTAATTCATTTGATATTTGCTTCCACATGATGTTCTCGAGACGAGTGGCTGATCGAATTCCACACACACCCTCCTCCCATGCCTTCCCAATGGCCGCTGATAGTCTCTTAGGGGAGTCGGCCTGGAATTTATATTGCTCTGTCCAGGTGTGGACTTCATTGGTGACAAAAATGCCGCTTCCACATTTGAGTTCTCTGCCTTTCCAGTTGATTACACATCCCGAGTCCGCCTGAACCATGACTCCTAGGTACAGTGTGACCATGCCAACTGCGATACACGTCATTGAAAGGGACGTGCTCCTTGAGTTTAATCCTAGCCATGTCAGCAGAATCCCTATTCCTATCTTCATGGTCCAAGAAACACCGCTGAACAAAACTCCATACGCAGTCCCAAAAATCTGGTGTATCAGTTTTCCCACAGACGTGAACACCCCTCCTATAGAACCGAAGTCCCATGCAGTGTCTCCCAGGATGGCCATCCTTCGTGCTCCACGGGCAGTTGCTTCAAACATTTTCCCTATACTGCTTCCCTTCTTGAACCAGCTTAGTTTCAAAGCTTTTTCACCTGCTCCTACCACAATGTAGCTCTCACCAAAAGGTGGCTCCGCTTCAATGTTGACTGGTTTTTCTTTGTCAGTGACTATGGGGTTGGCTGTTATCAATCTCCCATTCTGGGTTACTCCCTTCTCATCTTGGGACGAGAAGGGGATCTTGCATGGTGCATCTGTTCCTTCGTATTTAACCTGCACTAGAACAGTTCCATGCTGGGTCTCAGCCACTTCCTTCTCTAACTTGAATGACCCTGTGCACATTACATATGACATCCCTTTTAAAATCAGTTTATCCATTTTTAATCTGCATTTCAGGTGTCCTGCAAAAATTGTTGTCGTTCCAGACGTTTGGATTTCTGTCGCTCCAGTCAACGCAGTGTGCATTGCTCCTTCTTGTGATCCTAGTACGACTACTTCCTGCTTTTTTGCATGAGCTGTCTTAAATGTGACCAGCAAGTCTTGTCTATTCCAAGTCTCTTGGGATGTTGAAGCCCCCGAGGTCCAAGGCAGTGGTAAGTCTAGAAACCATTGTTTGTGGACGAGCCATGATTTTTTTTTCATTGTCAACAACACCATCTCATTAAAGTCTAGCCCTGTTCTAGGTGAACAATCCAATGTTAGAGCTCCGTAGTCTGTCAGCTGTATTTCCGACGTGGGAGCTTGAGGTGTTATGGTTGCAGTTGTTCCATGTTCTGTGGTCTCATTTCCAACTTGGTGCTGGTCTCCAGTGTGTACGGTGACTATCACTGAATATTTTAAGTTTTCATATTGGACTATCTTTCCTTCCAGTTTTGTCACACACTTAAACTTAGCACACGTTATTAAGCTACCTTTTCCGAATAGCCCACAACCATTGCCCCAGCCTCTGTCCACGAACGTTCGTCGACACACAAAGTTCGTGTCCTGTTCTTCCACCAGCGTGGCTTCTCCTTGTGTTGGACATCTCGAATCGGTGGTGGTGTTTGATATTTTAGCTTCAATGCACAGTTTGCGCAGGACGGCAGGGTTTGTGACCTCCGTCTTCAAGAGTTCAATGTCCAGTGTTGGTTTGTCTTTTGCCATGGTAGTGACGCAACTTCCATGCTCCAGTACCACATCCACCCACGTAGCTCCTGACAGTCCTTCCACGAAGTCTCTGTTGCCTATTCCCACGCACCGCATGGCCATGGATGGAGTTACCAGCATCAGCAAAATAAAAATGATCCCTTTCTGGGTGATGGATGTTCCTATGGCATGTGCTAGAAAAAGGGCTATCACCGTGAATCCTGGGTGTCTCAGAGCCCAGGTCTCCACTTTTTGTATTTGTTTCCAAGCGCCTTCAGAGGACATCCACGTTTCGGTTCTTGTTTCTAGACCAAGCCCTACGTGTGGTGCCAGTGCGACGGAACGTTTGTCTCGTCGGTGTTCACCAGTTTGAGAACATGTTCCATAGGTCACCCATGTCTCCGTGGCATTGCACCAACAGTCAACGTCATCTGGTTCCGTCTCAGTGATCCGGGGGCATTTGTAGGTCATTGTGTCCTCACATAACTCTCCCAAATCCATTGCAATAAGGGTGCACATGTTGACACCTGCAGAGGTCTTAAACAAAAGTGATTTTCCTCTTTCCTGCTTGCTAACTATCATGTGCGGCTCTCCCCCTCGGGTGGTCAGATGGAACGCCAGGGCTGTGGGCAGCAGCATGAGGAGCATGGTCACAGATCTTTTCCTCCTGTTCATTATGTTCAACATGTTTGAGATTTCTTTCTTGAAACCCCGTAACACTTTGATCGCTCCATTCTTCTTGAATGAGCCCCATCTAGCCAAAATTCCTGCTGTTGGAGGTATGGCTAGAAATCTTAGGAATGCTATAAAAGCCATCACCAATTTCATGGGTCCTTGGCCTGAAAGCAATCCTTTTGAGAATCTCTTCGCCAACTGTGAAACAGTTGACACGCGGTTTCTCGCGCGTTTCAGCATATTGAAAGACGGTCGACCCGTCTTTTTCCGTTGGTTGTTCATCAGAGATCTGCTCTCTAATAAAAAACTGTTAGAACTACGTTAAGCAAGCTTCCGATTCGAAACTGTTCTTGTCGGTCCACGTAGACTAACAACT